TTTGTTAACATTGTAGGACATGAAGATTGAACCTCCTGCGAATTGTGAATATCCTGATATCCAGTGGATTGTAACTGAGTGCATTCGGTAGGATTCGAAAACTTTAGATAACTTTTCGAACCACAATGGGTAATTTCCATCTTGGAATACATAGCGGCCAGTTCCGGTGTTGCTAATTTCAAACCAAAGCTCTTTACGATGGATTCGGCACGAGCCAACATTTGAGTTGTTTGTTCTGTTAACTTGTTGATTCTTGCTTCTTCTTTGTCTAAGACGTTGGTTATTATTTTGATTATTACTTTTCTTCGTTTGATTGGATTGCATGTTTTAATTCTAATTCTGTGTTTGTATAAATTTTTAACAATTTCACCAACCAGTCCTGCAGATGGAGCTCCTAGTTGGTATTTATACCTAGACATATCAATCAAATAATGTTCAAGACTTTCACACATATGCATCTTATATTCAACGTCATAACTAAGCTCGAGACCGTTCAACAATGAGTTAATGTCAATATCAAATTCAATACCTAGATTCTTTAGGTAGGCAACTGCTTGTAATTTGCCAAGTATTGTTTCAGCAGCTACTTTGATGTTGGGGGCAACGATATTTAACATCTTGTTCAATAATCTGGTAGTATTTACATAATAACCTTGTTTACTGTAGAAAGTTTGGCAAAACGGTATTTCAAAGTCTTCTTCGGATAAATCAACATAGCAAGGATCGTCATCTATTTCGTAACCGAAACTTTCTAAATGCTCAGTGATTCTTTGATAGATGGATCTGTCATTTACAAAAAGTAATGTGTCGTCACCATCACAGAAAACACCGATATCTTCTTCTTTAATAAACTTCCACAACAAAGAGCCAACCACGAGACAATTTCCTGAACCAGTGAATAGGTCACCGGAACGACGGAGTGGTAAAGAATGTTCAACCACACCGAATGTTTTTGCACGTGCCAAATCGTGGGCTATTTTACGGGGAAGACCAATAGAAGCATAAAACTTCATACATGCTGTGTAGGCCTGTCTACAATGGTGAGCATCAAAGTTCTTAAAGTCAATTGGGATACAGAACAAATACTTTTGCGCCAATTTATTAATTACTTCCCATCTTTGTTCATAAGTTTTACCCTTGGCAAAGATTGGAATATCATGAACTTTAACACCCAACAAGTCTTTTTCAAATGAGTGGAAGAAATTTAGA